TCATAAGTACCTATGGCAACATTACCTGTTCCAGTAGTATTTGCAATCATTGCTGCTTGTCCTATCGCAACATTTTGACCTGTAGTGTTTGCTTGTAATGCTAATGCCCCAATTCCAACACTATAATTCCCTGTGGTGTTTGCTGCTAATGCATTTTTACCAACTGCTACATTATCATTTCCTGTAGTGTTTCCTGTTAAAGAACTAGCACCTAATGCTGTATTTGTAGCACCTGTGGTGGTTGATCCACCTGATTGTGAGCCTACAAAAGTGTTAGATGCTGCAGTTGTTACTGCATCTCCTGCAGCACGACCAATGGCTACTGAATCAGAGCCAGTTGTTAATGCCTGAAATGCTCCTTTACCTACTGCAACATTAGAAGTTCCAGTTGTACATGCAGTCAAAGCATTTAATCCAAACGCTTGGTTTTCACTTCCAGTTGTTTGTGCTGTTAATGCACCTAGACCAAAAGCTTCTCCTTGACCGGTGGTATTTGCAGCCATAGCATTATTACCCATTGCCGTGTTGGAAGCACCTGTCGTATTTGCAGCTAATGAGGATGCTCCAACTGAAGTATTATTTGCTCCAGTGGTAAGTGCTGTTAATGCACCAGCACCAACACCAGTATTGGTATTTGATGTAGTGTGTAAGTCTCCACACAAAGCACCTACAAAAGTATTAGAATTACCACTTGTAGTTCTTTCTCCTGCACTCCGTCCAATCATTGTATTGCTACTTCCTGTGGTAGCTCCTGCATTTGAATCATCACTATGACCTACAAAAAGATTATCATTTCCAGTTGTAATTCTATACCCTGCACCTTTTCCTATCCCTGTGTTTCCTGCTCCAGTTGTATTTCCTGTTAATGCTTTAAAACCAACGGCTGTATTATTATCTCCTGAAGTCAAGGCTGCAAAAACATCTACACCTAAAGCTGTATTTAAGTTAGCTGCATTAATAGTGCCTGTAGCATCATCACCAACCATAATGGAAGAAGTACCAAATACTTTAAATGTTGGTCCTCCACCTGCATCTTCAAAAGCTACTCCACTTCCTGTTGAGGTAAGAACTTGTCCGTCTGAGCCTTGACCACCATTAATTTTAAAGTTTTCAGCATCAACCAATCCTGCAAAAAAACTTTTGTATTTTAAACTGGCTGTACCTAAATCAATATCGTTGTCTGTTACTGGAGAGATCGAACCATCTGCCATAGTGAACTGAGCAGTACCACCTGCACTAAACGACATGACATCTGCTGCACTAAAAAATAGTCCTGCGTTAACATCACCTGTATTACTAATACTAGGTGCACCTGCTGATCCGTCAGCAAAAGTAACTTGTCCTGAAACATCTAAAGTTCCGTCAATATCTGTATTGTCTAGGTTAGAAGTTCCATTTACATCTATATCGCCTTCAATATCTAAAGCAGTACCAATTAGTGTTTGAGTAAGTGTTATTTGTCCATTTGCGGCAATAGTCATAGCGTCTACGTCTGAAGCAGAACCTATTGTTTTGCCGTCACCAATAATAAGATCATCAGTTAATGTGACTATACCTGTTACGCCTAAAGTTCCGCCAACGGTCATATCATCTGTAACGGTTAAATCATCGCCAACAACAAGATCGTCAACTTTGGTAACTCCCGCTAGGTTTAAATCTGTTAACAAGTCATAAACAACAGCACCTGACCCCAGACCATCACCTGCAATTAATTTAACCTCTCCTGCAAGAATTGCTACGTTAGCTCCACTACCCTGCGTAAATGTAAGAGTTGCGGAAGTAGCATTTTCCATGATGTACATTTTGGAAGAAGTATTTGGCAATAAACTTATAGTACAAGCTTGTCCACCACCTGTAAGCTTAAGGTACATAGACCGATCTACATCTAAAGAACCATCACCTTGAGTAATGTTGTCAGTGGATGCGTTTGCTATAGCTCTTGTTCCATACCCAAAAGCCTGACCAATCATTTCAAGGTTTGTATTGGTTTCTGTTCCCCAAGTACCTGCGGAGTCACCTGTTGCAATTTCCTTAAGTCTTAGATTATTGACGTATGTTGCCATTTAAGCTACCTCTTCCCAGTCAGGGATTTTATTGTTGCTAATTATTGTATAATTTGGAATTTGCCCTGCATTAATTAAACTCCATACTTGAACCGATTGTGTAAGCGCCTCTGCTTGGTTTCCTATTGCGGATATTACCGCTTGGGCATCTGTATCAACAGACCCCTGACTTACAGTAACACCAAAACCAGAAACTGATAAGTTGTTGTTTGTTATTAATGTTTCATCTCCTAGCCCAAGTGTAGACGCTACAGCAGATACACCTACAACAGCAAAGGCCTGAACTGCTACTGCACCTACGGCTGTTGTTGCTAAGTTGTTAGTAACATCTACATCAGCATTTGCTTGTACAGTTTCGTTCCCAAGGGCAGATGTTCCTGCAACCCCAGTAACGACAACAGGTATAGGCTCACCCCAAGTAAGCTGTCCCCATCCACCTCTGCCAAAACCATTTACAATAGCCATTAGTTACTAGGCTATTCTAATAATTGCATTTGACGCATCGGCTGTTGGGAATTGTATTGTAAAATCTCCTGCTGTAGATGTCTTGTCTCCGCCAAAGGCTAATACGCAAACTGCTTTATCGCTATTGGTGTCGTTGTAAATAAGGCAACCGTTTGCCGTAATTGTAGCGTTACTAAAGGTTAAATCAGCAAAGTCAGTAAATGCAGTTGTTCCTGAAGTTGTTGGATTAACATTTGTTAATGCCGCGCCTGTAGCAGTATAGTTAGTTCCACTTGCTTCGTTTGTGCTAGAGTAAGCAGTTGTTGTTGCTCCCAGACTAGCCGAGCTTGTATATAAAGCTAACTTAAACGAGTTACCGCCTGACGCTTTAAAGTTATGCGTTCCTTCCATCAGTTCTTTTTTGAACGAAGTACACATTGCCTGCGAAATTGCCATTATAATCTCCTAATAATTTCTGCTGTATCTGAGTGTTGGTTTTGTTCAAGTAATGCGATTAATGTTGTTCTATCGCTTTTTATTGCTTGCTCCATGTAGAACATTACAACTTCGTTTACTTGATCCTTAAATGCTTCTGCTTGATCTGCAATTGCAGGATGGCAACTTCCACCAACAAAAACAATTCTACTTGTTGCTCTTTCTGCCCAATGACTTGCATCAAGCCCTTTATTTTCTGACGTAACAACAGTAACAACACCTGCCTCAGCCGATCCTACTTCAATCACAATTAGCTCCTACCTTGGCGGACTGCGCCTGATCTATAGCTGTCTGTAGTTCCATAACCTTCTCCAAGAGACTTTAACCGACTAACAGCTTCAGCGTATTGAGCCGAATAAAGCTGTAATAACTCAGGCTCTCCTTTTAAGAATGTATAAGATTCTACCAGACATCCATACAAAAGCGCATTTTCGGCATTATCCCCTAACCAACTTGTCCCTGTAGCAGAAACGCTAATTGACTCTGGCCTGTAGAAATAATGCAACTCAACGTCAAATGATGAGCTTGGTGTAGGTGCAACTATAAGTGTTCTTTCATCAAAAACTCCATAATACTTAGGAACTCCTGTTGCTGTAGATATAGGGTAAGCTTCTCTAATAAAGTTTACATCTTTGTTTAGAAGATACTCATACCCACTGTTATCAACAGCTATAGAATAGATTCCTAAGTAATCAGTTGGGGCTGAAAGATATTGATTGTTAGCAGTTAAAGAGCCTGTTACATTTTTCCTAAAGTCAGGAAGCTGTACTTCTTTTAAAATTCTTTCTTCAGCTTGCGTAACAATAGTTGGAAGGTTGGCTACAAAAGTAGATTCTGTAGTTTCCAAGTAATCTTGTATTGTCTGTTTTAATGTAGTGTATGTGAATGCCATTAGCCTATTACCACCTTAACTTCTCCTGCATTGCATTCTATGTCTAACCCAACAGTAAAGCTACCTAGCTCGGTAACACCTCCACCAACAGGGTTAAACGCAAATAAAGCCCTACTTTCATCTAATGCTCTGTCAGGCCTTGGGTTCCTTAATGCCTGATTGTCGGTAAATGCGACTTTTCCAAGCTGTAACTGGGGTTGATCAACATCAACAACATCTTTACCAACTAGCATTCCAGTAGGTCTTTGATCTTGTATCTGAGGAACAAGGTCTGTTAGCTTATAACGAAACCCTGTTCTGTCGCAAAATCCAAAAGCAAGCTTGCCTTTAGATGCTGTCAAAACCTGTATCCTCCGGGAGTTACATGCAATGAAGCTTTTTCTCTATCTGCATCTGCCGCAAGATTCCACTGCTCTTCATACTCAGCTTTAAGCAATGGCGCTTTTTGATTTGATTCGGTGTACTTAACACTTAGCTGATAAGCAAGTCCTGCAATTAAGCATGGAAGAAACCTTAAAGGCACATCCATATTGTTTGACGCAGGTGATCCAGTATCTTCAACTCGTTGCATAAAGTAATAAACAAGAGTGTATGTTTCCGTGTCATCAGGGACAGGCCATAAGTTAACAGTCACAGAGCTTGGGTCTTTCTCAAGGAAAAACTGCAAAGGTTTGCCTTCTGTTAACTTGTTAGATAGATGGGCGTACTGGCTAATTGATATTCTGGTCAATGTTTGATCAAACTGGTTACTGCTGTTTCCGTTGTTTGTTCTTACAAATGCTTCAATAATATCAAGAACATCTCCGGTTAAAGGATATGTTCCATCACCGCTAGTTAACGCTTGAGTTCCTTCTTGGACTGTCCAAAGGTTTAATCCTCTGTTTTGCCACTCAAGCATCAAAAGATTAATGCTTCTTCTGGCAGTCCTGTAATCATAACCGCTACGCAACTCTAGCCCTGCTCGCTCAAACGCTTCTTCAATAGCATCGCCAAGGTCTAGGTTAAAGTTATATGTTCCGCTAGTTGCCATGTTTATTTCCTTTTGGATTTAGCTCCAGAACACTTCCATCGTTTGCGGGACAAGTTATTAGGAGTATTAGGATCATTTTGTTTCTTTTTAGAAAGCCTTTTTTTTATTCCAAGACTTCTTGCACAGTAACTGTCTCCCTTAGATGTCCCTGCACGAACCCTTGGGCCACCGCCTTTAGCGTTTCCTGATTGCCCATAGCTAACCTTTTTGCCTGACGAGGTTACCTTAACCTTTGCCTTGCCTTTTCTAGGCGTTGCCATGAATTAACCCTTTTTTGCCTTAGCTTTTGCTTTAGCTGATAAATCTTTTAAATGAAACAATTTTACACTAGATTTTGTGTGAGATTTATTCGTGTGCAAAGTACCGTCAGACATCTTGTGATTAGAACCTTTATGCTCAGTTCCATCTCTTTTGTAATGTTTAACACCTTTCATTTAAAAACCCCTATCTGTAATTTTGGTTTAACCTTTTGTCTTGCTATTTCTAGACCTATTGTCTTTTCTAGAAGAGACTCTTAGGTTACTTGGCGAGTTGTTGCCAGTGTTCCTGTCTCTGTGGTCTACGTCTTTGTTGTCACCTTTTTTGACAAGACCTCTCTTCTCCATTAGCTTTCTAGCCTGATTTCGCTCTGCCCTGCGTTTTTTCTCTTCAGGTCTGGAGTGAAAGTTTTCATACTCTAGCTTATAGTTTCTAGCCATAAGATTTAATTACTTTCATAATAATACTGTAAGTGTCACCGCTAGAGTGTCCTACGGTTGTCAACATAATATCACCAGTTACTCCGCTACCTGCATTGTTAGGTATTCCAGAAAATCCAGAAAAATCTAACTGATCAGAGTAGTCAGCAATAAGATGCCACGCTAATACGTCTGTAGAGGCATCAAACAAGACTTTTACGCTCATACCTACAGTGCTGTACCAAATATTGCTTATGTCTACCCTAGAGCAAGCCTGACCCGTCATGGGGTCTTTGGTAAGAGCAGATACGTCAATTTTCTTGACTGCCGCTTCTCCAGAACCATCGCTGACATTGGTAAACTTAAATGTGGCAAATTTAGCCCCATCTGTAATTGTTTGTGTTGCGACTGCATCAGCCATTATATTCTCCTAAAAGAAAGGGGCGCATAGCACCCCTTAATATTTAACAATTACGCTACTTGAACGTACTCAATAATAAAAGTAAACGATCCTGCTGTAGTAGCATTAACGGTGTTAGTAATGTTACAGAAGATGTTGCGAGCTACTGCCGAGTATTGCACAGAAGCGGGAGCAGTTGTTCCATCTTGAGTTTGCAGAACTAAAGCGGTTAATGTTACGTTACCAACAACAACAGTTGTTCCTGCATCTAGAATCTCATCAGCTTGAGTCGCAACAATTTGTGCGCCAGAAGAAGAAGTTCCAACTTCATAACCAATATCACCT